CATGGCTCCATCCTCGCTGCCGCGTCACCCGTCACTGAGCGACGCTGGTCTGGTACCTGACGGTGAGCTCGATGCCGTACTGGCGCTTCACGTTGCCGGCGACGCCCTCCTGGCCCTTGGCGCTCGCGACGTGCCCGTCCTTCACGAGGCCGCCAAAGGTCGGGTCCGCCGCGACGACGACCTCGACCCGCTTCGCGATCGCGGCCGCCTCGTCGCGCACGTCGACCGTGCTGTCGGACGTCTTCTCGATCCACACCCGGACCGTGACGGCGCCGTCCTCGTCGCGGACGCGGCCGCCAGAGGTGCGGCGCGGGAACGTGAGGTCCATGTCGCCGCGGATCCACACGTGCCGCGACTGGAGGCCTCCGGCCGGATAGCCGACGCAGACCGGTACCTCGGACAGCTGGGAATCGAGCGCGAGCTGAGCGGCGAGGTAGTCCTGGACGTCGGGGCCAACGTAGTCGTAACCTGCCACGGTTCACCAAACCCGCGGTGCGTGGCGGCCGAACTCCTTCGCGACCTCGTCGACCTCCGGGATGCCGGTCGGCCGGTCGCGGCCGGCGATCGAGAGACGCAGGAAGCCGACGTCCGTCGACTCCGAGGTGGCTCGGCTGGCGATGTTGCGCTTCGCCAGGTACTCCTGGGCCAGCAGGATGGCGGCGAGCGAGACCGGCTCCGGCGGCGAGTCCTCGCCGTGTTCGTAGCAGATGAGGATCTCGGCGTCCGCCGTCCAGACGAGGCCGTCGGTGCGGTCGACCGCTCCCCACTCGCGCTTGACCAGGGCGGCCAGCTCGTCGGCCGTGAGCGCGGTGCCGTCGATCGAGGCGGAGCGGATGGTGCGCAGCGCCGGGCGGGTGAGCCGCAGGCGCGTCGTACCGTCGCCGACGAGGATCTCGCGCTGGCAGCGCGGCACGAAGGCGACGCCGGCAGCCTGCTCGAACCGGACCTCTGCCTTGGTGCGCGCGGCGTCGAGGTCGGCCTGGGAGCGGCCGGTGAAGGCGTCATCGAACGCCAGGAGCTCGTGGTGTTCGTAGAGGTAGCCGCCGCAGATCTCGACGGTGCTCGGCCACTCGTGGGAGACCGTGCTGACGGTGCCGGTCCAGGTGAGCGCGTACGTGTCGAGGCTTCCCAGACTGGCGGCCGCGGCGGCGTAGGAGAGGCTGCCGAGGGCCGCCGTCGGCGTGACGGCGTCCAGCACCTTCACGTCGGCGCCGTCGTAGGCGGTGAGGGCGGGCGTCGTGGCCGTGACCGCGACGCCCGCCCCACTGTAGGCACCGACGGTGAGGCCGTAGGTGCCTGAGCTCTTCTGCCGGATCCGCTGCATGGCGAGCGGTCAGGCCCCTCAGGCCGTGCCGACGGCCGGCCAGACGTGCGACTCGGTGGTGATCGTGTCGGCGACGTCGTTGGTGATCGGCTTCACGCTCGGCTTGTGCTGGACGTACACGGCGGTCTCGGCGCAGGCGTGCGAGGTGTCCTTGTCCACGTACAGCCGCACGTACCGCTCGGGCGGGTTGGCGATGTGGATGATGAACACCTGACTGTCATCGTCGTCGGCGATCGTCTGCGCCGTGCCGGCGATGTCCTGGGCGCTCGAGAAGCTCGAGTTGTCGTCGGACTGCGCCTTGATCGAGTTGGTGCCGCCGGCCTCGACCGCGCCGAGGGAGACGATGATGTCGACTTCCTGGAACCCGCTCATGTCGAGCGCGGCGCCGGACCGGTCCGCGGTGCCGCTCGCGTAGGCGAGGGCGATGGTGTGCTTGCGATCGGTGAGAGGCATGCGCGTCTCTCCTTCCCATGGTAGAGCCGGGGGCCGGCCCGGTGAGGCCGGCCCCCGGCCGTCTACTTCCTGACCGCCGTCTCGCCCTTGGGCTTGACGGTCCGCTCCGCCTTGGCGGCGACGGGCTCCGCGATGCCTTCGGCGACGAGCCGCTTGGCGAGCTCGTCCTCCGTCTCGGCCACGGTGCCGGCGTCGACGTGCCGGTAGGGCGTGTCTTCCGTCTGCTTCCAGCGGATGAGCATCACGTCACCGCTCAGGCGTGGATGGTCACGACGTAGAAGGCGCTCTCGTTCAGCGGCTTGGAGTCGTACCGCTGCGCGAAGGCGAAGGTCGTCTGGTGCTCGGAGAGGTCGAGGCGCTTGACCTTCATCGGGCCGCGCTCGCCGACCACGTAGTGCGCCGGGTTGCCGAAGGCCATCGCCTTCGCGCCGTTGCCCTTGTCGGCGATCGCCGAGGCGAGCTTCACCGGGTAGCCGACGATCGACGGGTTCTTACCGTCGAGCATGGTCGGCCAGGCGAACGGCGTGGTGCCGCTGGTGGCGACGTCGACCTTCTTGGTCGCCAGGTAGTAGGCCGTGGTGTTGTCCATCATGAAGACGCAGCCGTCGTCGCGGTACTCCGGCGCGAGGCCGTAGACCGTCTCGATGATCTCGTCGTTCGTGATGACGCCCTGACTGTCGGTCGTCAGGTCGGTCGTCTTGTTGAAGATGCCGGTCGGCTGATTGGAGCCGTTGCCGGTCATCGCGTAGCCGAGCTCGGCCTTGCCGAAGCTGTAGCCCATGGAGCGGGCCAGCATGCCCTCGAGGTCGTAGACCGCGTCCTCCATCAGCTCCTCGCTCACCAGCACCTTGTCGGTGAGCTTGTAGGCGTAGAGGATGACCTGGCCGACGGTCGGCTCGCTGTTCGTGTACGCGGTGTTCTCGCCAACGATCGCGGCCGTGCCGTTGGCGCTGAGCACCGGGATGTTGTGGGTGGACTCGGTCCGCACGACCATGGCGCCTGCGGAGCGGAGCCAGTTGGCCTCGAAGCGGTACTCCTCGACCTTGTCGTGCCACTCCTGCGGCACGAGGTAGGAGCCGCTGCCGGCGTTGCTGGCGAAGGCGCGCTCCTCACCCGCAGGGATCAGGTCGATCTCCTCGCCGGTGCGCAGGCTGTGGAGGCGGTCGCGGAACTCGCGCATCTTGGCGCGCTTGTCGCCGGTCTCGATCACCGGGGTCGCGCGCTCGGCCGAGGCGCGCAGCTCCTCGACCTCCTGCACGTGCAGGTCGTTGGCGACCATGCGGAGGGCGCCGATCTCACCCTCGGCCTCGAGCAGGCGCGACTTGTCGTCGGCGCTCGGCTCGCTCTTCTGCGTGATGGCGCGCTGCTCGGCCTGGATGGCCTCGATCTCCGCCATCGTGCTTTCGTAGGTGCGGGGCATGTCACTCTCCTTCAGAAGAGTCCTGGGCGAAGATGCGCCCGGTCTTTGACACGTACTGCCGCTCGGGCGATCCGCCCTCGGCGCCGGGCAGCTCGGGCGATCCGCCCGCCTCCCCGTTGTTCTCTGGCAGAGTAGCGCCCGCGTCACGCAAGGCCTCCGCGCGGCTCCTGGCCTGCGCTGAGGTCTGCGGATAGGCGGGCATGGAGACGACCGACAGCTCGAGGATCTCGGCCTTCGTCACGGTGCGGACCACGACGTCGCCGACCACCTCCCAGTCGTCCTCGATCGGGATGAAGCGGAAGCTCATGTGGCGGATGTCTCCGCGCTCCATGGAGACGCGCATGTCGCGCGCCCAGCCGGTGTCCGGCGGATAGGCGACCATGTCGACGCCGTCGGGCCCGTCGTCGGCCTCGAGCGTGCCGGCCGACGTCCGGCCGAGGACCATACTGGTCTGGTGGTCGAACAGCGCCAGCAGGTCGTCGTCCAGCTCCGCGGCGCCGGGTGCGAACTTCTCGCGGAAGCCGCCCAGGTCCTCGGAGAGCGCGTCGTACGCGATCGCGCGTCCTTCGACGCACGGCTTGCCGTCGCGCTCGCCGGCGCGCAGCTCGGCCGCGGGGATGGTCCTGACCTCGATCTCGCTCATGCGAGCGCCTCCTTCAGTAGGGCGTCGGTGTCCAGCTCGCGTCCGGCCAGCTGGTAGGCGGCGGCGAGCGGGGCGAGCACCTTCTCCGCGAAGGCGCGGGTGGCGGCTGCGTCGCGGCCGCGCTTCTTGTCCTGGCCGGCGCGCTCGCGGATGATGCCGAGCTTCTCGGCGCGGATCGGCTCGAGCGGGTCGGGCGCATCCGGTTCGGTGGCGGCGTCAGTCTCCCCCGTCTCCGGGTCAACGGCCGTGGTGTTCAGCGGCCGCAGGAACTCCTCGCCGCCCTCATACGGGTTCAGGTCCTCGAGGGCGCGTGCCTCGTTCGGCGCGAGCACGCCGCAGTTGATCAGCGTCGAGTACCCTTCGGCGCGAGTCTTGTACTCGCCGCGCAGCAGGCCGTCGAGCTCGAACTTCACGTAGCGGTCCGCGGCGTTGGCGCGCACGAAGAGGCGCTTCAGCACCGCCTCGGTGTTGCGCGCGATCGGGCGGATGGTGTGCTTGGTGAACCACAGGTCCGCCTGCTCGGAGTTGGTGTACGTGCTGCGAGACCAGTCCTGCACGAGCGACGGCGGCACGCGGAAGATCCGGCAGACCTCCTGCAGGTACCAGGTCTGCTGCGCCGTCAGGTCGGCCTCCCTGATGTTCATCTGGTTCTGCACGTACTTCAGGCCGCGGTCGAAGACCCGCACCTCGCCGGCATGGTCGACGCCGGCCAGCTCCTGGAACTGCTCGCTGAGCGCCTTGATGTCCTCGGGCTTCAGCGGGTTGTCGGTCTCGAGGTGACCGGGGAAGTGACTGCCGTTGTTCAGGAGGCGGTCGTAGAACCGCTCCGACGACACGGTGAGGCCGATGGCGGTCTTCGCCTTGTCGACCAGAGACGTGCCCGAGTAGGCGTCCTTGTTCAGCGGACCGCGGAAGTGCAACACGTCGCGACCCGCGTAGACGCCGGCTGGGATGATGCTGTCGCCGGGGTACTCATAGAACGGCTCACGCTTGACCGCGTCCCACCGCAGGCGGATGCCGCGGGTCGTCATCGGCCAGAGCGCCGCCGGGCGCCCGCCGGACCGCTCGACCCACACGTGAGCCTCGCCGCGCACGTCCTCGGTGATCTGCTTCCAGCGCCACAGCTCGACGGCCGTCATGAGCGGGTTGGCGAAGTCGCCGACGATCGTGCCCAGCGGGTCGTCCACGGTCTCGCGTCCGTCTCTCACGCGGCGGTAGACGTGTACGGGGAGCGAGGAGAAGGTCTCCGCCCGCACGATCAGGCAGGCGAGCACGGCGTTCGATGCGAAGGCCGTTTCCTGGGTGACGTTGAAGCCGTTGGTGAGCGAGCTGTAGAAGCCGAAGGCGAGATCGAGGAGTTGCGTCTCCGTGAGGTCCCTGGACTCGGACGCCTCTGCGGGCCTGCTCTCCTCGACGGAGGCGCGCCGGAACGGATTCAGGTTCATGGGCACCTTTCAGCGGCCGCGGTTTGGTCCCGCGGCTATCGTGACTGAGGTGTCACCCGCCGGTTTTGATCGTCCAGATGCCATGGGTCTCAGCAAACGAGGCCGCCTTGCCGGAGCCCTGGGCGATCCACGCCGCCATGGCGGTGGATATCGCGGCGTCAATCTTGCAGTCGGGGTCGTTGAGGTCGGCCTTCGCGAACCTCCATCCGAGCGGAGGTCTAGGATAGGCGGCTGCGCTCGCGACGTGCTTGGCGAGCACCGGGTCGCCGCCGTGCCGCAGTCTTCCGGCCACGGCCAGCTCGAACAGCCACTGCGAGGCCTGGCACATGCGCTGGTTGTCCTGATTGAACTCCTCGACCGGGTACCTCTCGTCCTCGAGCTCCGCCATCGTGCGGCCCATCTGCCGGCGGTCGAAGGCCATGCGCTCGGCGTTCATGTCCTTGGCCGTCGTGCGCAGGTAGTCCTCGAGCGCCAGGTAGTCGTGGTAGCCGCGGTCGCTGTCGGCAGAGCGCACCTCCGCCCAGACGCTGTAGTCGCCGGCGGCGTCGACCTGGATGGTCGTCACGGACATGCGGTCGCGCTTGTCGGCGGCGTCGATCGCCATGACGGACGGCCGCTCCGGGTCGAACACGGGCCGGCGCTTGTTCGCCTCGCTCATCCACACGTCGGGCGGGATCGCGGCGACGTAGCGGCCGCGGCGCGGCCAGCGGTTTAGGTGGTACCGCTCGAAGTCGCGCCGGGTGAGGCGGCGCCACATGTCCTCGAGGTAGGCGTCGGTGATCCATGGAGCGTTGTACTTGCGCCAGACGGAGCGGTCGTCGAGCCGCTCCCGCTCGTTCGCGCCATACCAGAAGTAGAGGCCGCGCGGGTCCTTCAAGATGCCGCCCTCGCGCTGGCCGGTCTCCGGGTCCACGGGGCCGTTGATCCAGTCCCACAGCACGCCGGAGCGGACCGCGCCGGCGGTGGTGACGCCGATCAGCATCGGCTCCTCGCGGGCGCCCATGCCGGAGCGCACGCCGTCGATCACGTCCTGGCGGGTGTAGGTGTGCGGCTCTTCGAAGATCGCGACCCGCAGACCCTCGCCCTGGACGTCGTCAGAGCTGTGCGGGAAGACCCGCCAGGTCGACTGGTTGTCGGGTATGAAGATGCGGTCCGAGTAGATCTTGCACAGCTTGCGCAGGTACGGGTTCATCTCGACCATCTGCTTGCCGATGCCGAGCGACTTCCCGGCCTGGCCGAGGTCCTTCGCCACCGTGCCGACGAGCTGGCCGGGGACCGGCTCCATGACGAGCGCGGTGAGGGCGAGGCCGGCGATCGTGGTCGTCTTGCTCCACTTCCTGGGCATGCCGATGATGCCCTCGGTGTAGAGCCGCGAGCCGTCGTCCATCAGCGTGCCGAACAGCGGGCGCACGAAGTTGTCACGGATCATCGGGTGGATCTCGAACGGCTGCCCGGCCCAGCGGTCCTCGACGAGCTTCAGCTGCGAGGCCATGAAGATCTCGGGCAGGATGGCCGCCAGGTAGGCCGGGTCGATGTCGACGCCGGCGCGCTGCGTCACAGACTCGATGATCGTGTCGCGGAGGTCGGACGCTCTCACTGCTTGCG